GACCGTGCGAGTACTTGGCTTACTGCCAATCTGGATTCAATCCAAACGTCGCTGACAACCTGTACGAGATCGCTCTCCCGAACGAAGAGCTATCTCGTGTTGATTCTGAAGCACCCCCATTCTGATTTGAAAGGAAACCTTATTCATGACAATGACTTTACCAACCACCAAGACCAAGCCGACCACCGACTTGGCTAAGCAATCGATCTTGCTCTATGGCGTTCCCAAGCTCGGCAAGAGTTCGTTCGCCTCGCAATTCCCTGAGGCCATGTTCTTCGAATGCGAACCAGGACTCAATCACTTGGAAGTGTTCAAGGTGCCGACCTACTCGTGGGAAGCGTTCTTGGAAGCTTGCAAGTTGCTGGCCAAGGGCGATCACAACTTCAAGACGATCGTAATCGACACGGTCGACAACGCATTCAAGATGTGTTCGGACTATGTCTGTGCCAAGCATGGCATCGAGTACGAAGGCGACATGGGCCACGGTAAAGGTTGGGCTCTGGTAAAGAACGAATGGCATCGCGTGCTGACTCGTTTGGCCAGCTTGCCATATGGCTTGATCCTCATCTCGCACGCGGTCGACAAGACGATCGAGACGCGAACGGGCGAATACACCAAGACCACTCCGAGCTTGCCTGATCGTGCTCGCAACGTCGTGTTGGGCCTAGTCGACATCATCCTCTATGGCGACTCGGTCTCTCGAAAAGACGCTGCGGGAAACCTCGTTGTCGATCGAGTGCTCCGAACCAAGCCTCATCCGACTTACGAGGCTGGCGACCGTACGGGTCGTTTGCCCGAGATGCTGCCACTGGATTACTCCGCCTTCAATTCAGCATTCAGTGGCACCGCTTCGAATTCACCCGCACAGAGCCCTGCGCCCGGCAAAGGCACTGCTGCGTCTACTTCCAATCCGGGCAGCACCCCAGCAGGAAAGGCTGTTAAGCAATGAGCGATTACGAAGAATACGAAACCACCGACCAATCCGTTGATCTGTCGTCGTTCGATGATGAATTCGCAACCGCGGAAGCACCTGAGTATGACGAGGTCCCCGACGGCAAGTATCAAGCTCGCATTGAGTCGGTGAAGCTTGAGTCAAGTCAGAAGGGTGACCCGATGATCAAGTTCGATTTGGAAGTGCTGTCTGGCTCACATGCCGGCCGTCACATCTTCAAGAATTCGGTCATCACGCAAGCATCGATCCCTTACGTAAAGGGCGATCTCAAGACACTGGGCCTGGAGCTTTCCAAGTTCAGTGAGCTATCCGGGCGACTTGAAGAACTGCTCGATGTGACCTTGGAAGTCACGAAGCGGACTCGCGGTGACTACACCAACGTCTACTTCAATCGACGCATTCGTCTCGCGGCCGCTTCGAACGGTGAGGTCCCACCATCGCCGGACATGCCGTTCTGATCGTTTGACGCTTGAGTTCGCACGGGTGCGGCTGGGACGGGCAAAGCGAGTGAGTTGGTGCAAACCAACTGTTCGTTCCGTCCCAGCTTTTCTATTTCAGTGAAAGGAAGCAAGGATGGTTACCGAGTTTGATCTCCCGTATCCGCCCTCGGTCAATCATTACTTCAGCTATTACCAGGGCCGTCCCGTTCTCTCCAAAGATGCACGCACCTATCGACATCAAGTGCGACGCATTGCAATCGCCAAAGGCATCAAACCGCTGATGGGGTCAATTGCTATCCGCATTGACATCGCACCACCTGATGATCGGCGTCGCGATTGTGACAACGTACAGAAGGCTGTTCTCGATGCATTGCAGCATGCCGGCGTGTTCTGGGATGACTCTCAGGTTGTTTGGTTGCTGTCAATCAAGCACGACTCCAAACCGAAGGGCCAAATCAGAGTGCAGATTGGTGATGCAGAATCACAAACGCTTTCACCTGCAATGGAGATCGCTTAGCCATGTCGCAACTCACCCGTTTCAGTCGCCCAATCGTGCGGCATTTGCCAAGTCTCAATCTCGTCGTTCGCTTTGACGATTCGGGCATCTCCGTCCGCGCTTATCGCTGCCGCAAATGGAAAAGCGTCACGTGGGCTCAGCTTGCATCACTGGCGGATGATACCGAGCCAGTGGTTCGGTTTTGTGAGACGGATCATGGGTCACGAGTATTGGAGGCGATGGGAGTACGTCTTCCTAAAGATGATCAATCAGCTAGAGGTGGCCCAGCTTGAGTCATCCAGCGATTACTTTATTGACGACTCTGTTCGAGCCATCGGACCTGATCCTTTTTCGACCTGTTGAGGCATGGACGGAAGGGGGACGGAAACGCAGTCGTGTCGATTATGGCAACGTTTGCTACCGGCCTGCCAAGATAACGACACTTGAGCAAACGTTGACTCGACTGGAAACCAGCTCCGAGTCTGAACGTACGAATCTATTCTTCGGCGTCTGCCCACGGGTTGGAAATAAAGGTCGGTACGATCTCGCCTGGCAGATTCGCACTATTCGCTGCCTCTGGGCTGATCTCGATGGATGCGATGTTGCTCAAGCTGCAGAGCGTTGTGCTTCACAATCGATGCCCTCGCCGACAGCGATCGTCAATAGCGGCAATGGCGTGCATCTGTATTGGCTCTTGGATCGTCCTCTTCTGATCGACGATGTTGGCAATCCTCCTCCCGTCGAAACGGAATGGACCATTGGCAGCGACGGACGGAAGAAACCGCGGCGTTACATCCTTGATGGCAAAGATCGTGTCTACGTTGATCGACGTCATCATCTGACCAAGACAAGCCCTAAGGCTTTGCAAGCCCAAGATCTACTTACAGGCATAGCGGCCACGATCAATGCAGACCACACAACGGACCTCACTCGTTTACTCCGACTTCCGGGAACATGGAATCGCAAGGAACAACGTAATGGTCGTGAACCGGTCAAAGCAGAACTAGTCGAATGCGACGGCAACCGTCGGTATCCAATCGATGCGTTTCAGAAGTTTGCGAAGTTGTGTGAAGCCACAAAGCGTCAACGGCAGATTGAGGCGATGCCCTTGCCTGCCGTCCGTAAGCTATCGGCTGGTAAGTCCGATAAGCTTTCCGAGCTTATTGCCGCATGTATGATCGCTCCTGAAGGCACTCGTTCCGAGGCTGACTTCGCGGTCTGCTGCTATGCAATTCGAAACGGAATCGCCAAGGATGAAGCTTGGACACGTCTGCAATCCGTCGGCAAGTTCGCAGAGCAAGGTCGCCGCTACTTCGAATTGACCTGGGAAAGCGGTGAGTACGATGTGCGGGCCACTTTGTGCGATCGCTTGCAGAAGCGTTTGCCTCAGGAAAGTCCAGCAGTGGCTGCACCGACAGGAGGCCAGCAGGCAGATGAGCCCGAAGAGCGACGAACCATTACGATCGACTCGCGCTCAACGCCCGTCGCTTCAACCATGGGGCAGATCACAGATCGATTGCTTTCCACAGGCTCTTGTTTCAATCGGATGGAGCAATTGGTTGTGGTGCGAGAGCAATCGATCTCGCCAGTGCTCTCATCTGCGGAGTTGACGGGACTGCTCAACCAGCACGTCGAGTTCTACTTTGTTAATGAAGATGGGGGCGAGTACAAACCACTGCCAACCTCTTACGCGAACACTTGGCTCAACAACGTGGGCCAGCGCGAACGGCTGCCAGCGATTCGACTGTTTAGCCACAATCCGATCTACACAGCGGACTGGCGTCTAGTCAGCCCCGGCTTCGATCCCCAATCGGGTTTCTATTACGCAGGGCCGAACATCGAACCCGTCGAGGGGACCAAGCATCTCGATACGTTGTTGCGAGATTTCTGCTGGAGAAAGCCAACGGATCGCACAAATTACATTGGTATCTTGTTAACGGGTCTGCTGGTCTCTCGCTTCATCGGCTCAAAGCCAGCCGTACTGTTCAACGGTAATCAACCCGAACTGGGCAAATCGGTTCTCGCACAAATTTTGGCAATCTTGCGAGATGGCCATCATGTGGAAACCGCCTCGTACAACGCCAACGACGAAGAGTTCGAAAAGCGTCTCGGAACGATTGTCCGTCATGGCGTCACCACCATCATCATTGATAACGCCAAGGCCCGTGGCCGCAATCCAAAGATAGACTCCGCTTGCCTCGAGCGTTCGATTACCGATCCGATCCTATCCTTTCGGTTGCTTGGCTTCTCGCAAGAGATCCGCGCCGAGAACTCGCATCTTTTTTGTATCACTGCCAACTCGCCTGATGTAAGTCGAGACCTTATTACTCGCTGCGTGGCCATCAATCTACACCACGAAGGCGATCCTACGAAGCGATCCTTCTCGATGGACGATCCCGAGGGTTACGTACAAACACATCGACTTCAGTTGCTCGGCGAACTGATAAACATGGTCGAGCGATGGAAGGCCAGCGGAATGCCATTAGCCAAGGTGCAAACGCGTTTTAACAAGAAGGGCTGGGGCAATATCATCGGTGGAATTCTGGAAGCCAATGGTGAACCAGACTTCATGATCAACGCTGACGATGCCGCCAGCGAGATGGATGAGACCCGTCGTGAGTTCGAGGAGCTGGTCACGACGCTCGCGAAGCACCCGCAGGGGATCTGGTCGTCATCTGAGTTAACAGACCTCGCAAACAAAAACTTCGTTCTGCAGTCTGAACTCGGCGACGGCACTCCGCGCTCACAGACCACGCGCATGGGCAAACTGGCGGGTCGATTTGTTGGCGAGCGATTCAAGCTCGATGATGGCACCTACGCAGTATTCAAACGGATCTTTAATGGCCAATACAACCAGTACCAGGTCTTCGTTGAGTCGGCCCAAAGTGACTGCTTAGGACTTCCGGACGTTGAAAACCAGACGTCCGGGAACGTCCGGGAATTGGAGCTGTTTTCATGATCAGTATCAAAAACGCCAATAGTGCGGTGCCGTTCAATCAATTTCGCTGCTTCCACATGCGAAGCTCGGTGTCCACTTCCGGACGTTTAGGACATTTCCCGGACGTAAAGATTTCCAAACGTCCTAACTTTTTACCCAGCATTTTCATTGGTGGCTTAGGACGTTCCGGACGTTCCGGACGTTTGTCAGGAGTTAGTTGTTGGGAGGGTAAACGAACGTGTTTTTCCCCGTATGTAGATCGTATAGGGAAACACGTCCTAAACGTCCGGACGTCCGGGAATGCCTCAAACCACATTTCTCAGTCACCCCAAAATCGAAAGGCAACCTCGGTATGAATCACGCATTTGCGTCTCGCCCCACCGTCTACAACGGCGTCCAGTTCCGTTCCCGCTTAGAAGCACAATGGGCATGCTTCTTTGATCAAGCGAATTGGAAGTGGGACTATGAGCCTATGGACCTCGTCGGTTGGACGCCAACCTTCCGTGTGGAGTTTCCATGCGGTCACTCCGAGTGCCCTGACACCCATATGCTTTTGATCGATGTGCAGCCCTTCGATGACATCGCGTCGTTTGCTGGCCGTCGTTGCATGGACTTCGCATTCGGCGCGAGTCACAAGCCAAACGGCGAAGAGGAAACAATTCCTGCCGACGCATCAGCGGCATTCGGAATCAATCCCGATGTGACTTACTGGCAGATGTCTCATGGTGCCGGCGGTGGTGAAGAGAACATCCGCAATTGGACGCCTACGAATGCTCACCAACTTTGGAAGCAAGCGGGCAACATCATCCGAGGTTGCTCATGAGTAACCAATCGAGAACGCAAGTCATCGCACACGTTAGCGCACGTCGCAACCGTTGCTCTTCGTTCGAGTGCAACGCCCAGCACGCGACTGAACGCGTCAGTGGGCCAACAGTGGCCCCACAACGCGTCTGCCACTATGGCACTCGCAAGCCCCAAACGATGGGTCCTCCCCCAAAAACCACCGCGTTCTTGGGCCGCGGGAACAGCCGCGCTACTCGACACAGTTTGTTTTTTTAGTCCGGGCGACTTTCGCCCCATTTTCACAAGGAGATTTTCATGGATTGGGATACAGCCATGCGTCGGAAATTGAAGCGATTCAACGCAGCCGCCAGGCGTGCGATTGCAAAGCGCGAAGCGGGCGAGGTGGCTTCGAAACCATCAAAGCCGCAGCCAACAACCTGGGATGACGCATTGAAACGAATGCTACGCAAAGCACGAAGAAAGGCAGCGAGAACCCACAGAGTCGACGCGCTGCAAACACAGCATAGACCCCTCAACGCCAATTAAGCCCCCCAAAGATCAGAGATTGATTACCAACACGAGTCCATCAAGGAAGGAACACCAGTATGTCAACCATCAATGCTTTGCAGATTGAAATGTGGACGCTCGATCGAGTTCGTCCCTATGAAAACAACCCTCGCAACAACGACAAAGCCGTCGACGCGGTCGCTGCTTCGATCAAAGAGTATGGCTTCTCGCAGCCAATCGTTGTCGACAGCGACAGCGTTATCATCGTCGGCCATACGCGACTGAAGGCAGCCCAGAAGCTTGGCCTGGAGCGTGTGCCCGTCGTGGTCGCTTCGCATTTGACGCCAGAGCAAGTTCGAGCTTATCGGATCGCCGACAACAAAACCGCTGAGATCGCGGAATGGAATTACGACCTGTTGCCGATCGAATTGTCGGCATTGCAGGAAGCCAACTACGATCTCGGACTCCTCGGATTCAACGCTCAGGAACTTGCGAAGCTGATGGATACCGGCGTCAACGAAGGTTTGACGGACCCGGACGAGATCCCCGAGCCGCCAGACGATGCGGTCACTCAGCTAGGCGATCTTTGGATCCTCGGTAACCATCGGTTGCTCTGTGGTAACTCCTCATCGCCGGCAGACCTGGATCGTTTGCTGGCCGGCGCTGCCATCCATCTCGTCAACACAGATCCGCCTTACAACGTGAAGGTTGAACCGCGATCGAACAACGCAATCGCTGCCGGCCTTTCTTCGTTCACAAACGATGGAGCAGCTTCGAGACTCAAAGGTGGCCAAGGCAATGCTGCGTCTTTTGGTGTCGACCACGAGACTGGCAAGCCTAAGCATGCGGCGACGCACAAAAAGCTTCGTGCTAAAGATCGTCCGTTAGCGAATGACTTCGTTAGCGACGAGGCTTTTGATCAGTTGCTTGACGATTGGTTCGGCAACATTGCCCGAGTCTTGCTGCCAGGTCGCTGCTTCTACATTTGGGGCGGCTACGCCAATTGCGGTAACTATCCGCCAGTGCTGAAGAAGCATGGGCTGTATTTCTCGCAGTCCATCATCTGGGACAAACAGCATCCTGTACTTACGCGAAAAGATTTCATGGGTGCCCACGAATGGGCGTTCTATGGCTGGAAGGAAGGAGCCGGGCATAAGTATTACGGGCCCAAGAATGCAACGGACCTATGGCAGGTGAAGAAGATCAATCCGCAGTCGATGTCGCATTTAACTCAGAAGCCTGCGGAGCTCGCCGTTCGCGCGATGCAGTACTCATCTGTGCAAGGTGAGAACGTGCTCGACCTCTTCGGTGGAAGTGGCTCGACGATGATCGGCGCGGAGCAATGTGGTCGCAATTCGTTCTTGATGGAACTCGACACACTTTATTGTGACGTAATCGTTGATAGGTACCAAAGGTTTTCTGGTAACAAGGCCATCTTGGAACGGACCGGCGAATCTCCGATTCCGATGCAGCCTCGTGAACAGAACATGCGATAGGAGGTCGCGATCAAAACTTATGACTATGCCAAGCCTCGTCTTCAAAGACATAGATGTACTCCGCTCCGCAGTTCCTAGCGAATTCATGCAGGGCTGCGCGAGTGGGCATGACAACCGCGCGGTTGCCGTCGGTGAATCGTTCGGGCGTTCCGTCGTTAGCGAGCGATCGAATATCGCCGCCTGCGACCAGCGTTCGTGCCGACTCGATCAAAGTGTAATGTTCTTTGAGGACTCTGCCGGCATGGTCTTGGTAGCCATCGAAGTGAAGATAGATCGCTGCGTAGCGACCGTCTTCTTGCTTGCAGGCAATCGTTGCTCTTGTGGACATAGGTTGGTTTCCTTACTTCGATGGTTCGTGGTGGTTGGGTTCGACGATGGCGACACAATCGTCGGGCATCGTCAACATGAGCGAGCGGCCGTTGTCCCAGTCGACATCTACCTGCGTCCAATCGCGATGCTCGTAAACTTCAACAACGGTCCCGAGCGATCCAACGGGGATCGGGTCTGGATCTTGCGGCATCGACACCAAGCGGATGCGATCGCCTTTCTTCAAACGTGTCTGCATAGTCATGGGTTCCTTGTTTCATTTGGTGTTTGCGTTGAGTTTGTCGAGCAACTCGCCGGCTTAAGCGAGTCGGGCATTGACCTGGGCCATCGTGTGAACGTTCCGCCATCGCAGCTTTGGGTAATCTGGTTGTTGCAAGGCGTCAAGCGAATGACGCAATCGATCGAGGTAATCGCGTGCAACGAGGTGAAGGTTCTCGTAGGGAGCGGCCGGCTCAAGGGTTGGTTTGGACATGGTTGGTTCCTGGTTGGTGGAGAAACGAAAAACGATCGTCAACAGTCAGCCAGCAAGTCGCGAAAACATCAAGCCAACATGCGAGCATGTTTTGCAAAATTCCTCAAAACATGCCGACGCGCCAGAGAACCGCAGTATCGCAACGTGTCGCGTTGTGTTGCTTGTTGGACTTATGCTCGCATCAACGAGAAAACGCCCGCACGGTGTAAACGTGGGGCGATTGGTGGGAAGCGTTCCGTGCTTCGGGCTTGTCTAAAAGTCGTGCGGTACCAGGATGGCAGCGCCGTGGCCGGAGACGGCAATCGAGTCTCCGTTGGTCGTTCGCGCGAACAGGTTTGGGCCTTGTCGGATCACGTCAACAACGCTGCCGACGTCGAGTCTGCGATTGTTGATCGTTCGCAGGTCGTAGGTGATACCTGGCTCTGGCGTTGCGATCTCGCCGTCGGCCAGGTCATCCACCGTTCGCAAATCGTAAAAGTGTTTCACCGGCTGGGTCTCCTAGCCTCGCACCGTGAAGCGTCCGCGTTCGGTCTTCACGAACTTGCTATCGTCACCCTTGGCCAGGTCGCGAAGGATCGCGCTGTACAAGGTCGCGTGGGGAGTCTTGCCACCGGGGCTGGTCCAATAGCCCTTGGCTTCCATCGCCGTGATCAACTCTTGAGCGTTCATCGGTTCGCTCGATTCGCTGAGAACCTTCAAGGCCGCAGCGACGCAGCTCAATCGCTTCTCGCCGGCGTCAGCCGTCTCGGTGGATGCTGCCTTTGCCTTGCGTGGCTTCTTGAGAACCGCAACCGCTGTGGACGACTCGCCTCCGATCGTTTCGACCGTGGCCGGTTCGTTCTCAACCACCGTTACGTTGCCTTCAGTGGTGACCTTCGCGCGTCCGCGCTTCGCACCCACTTCGCCCAGAAGGCGCTGAGCGCTCTTAATGAGAATCTTCTTGCCGGTTGCGAGGTTGGTTGCATCCCAGCCACCGCGAGGCTTCTCGGCATCGATTTGAATCTCGCATCGGTTGCCCGAAACGTTCGCGTAGTACTTGCCACCAATCTTTACTTCTGCCTTCTTCATCTTCGTCTCTCCAATTCTGTGTTCGTGGTTGGCTGCCATCGTCAGGCCGATCGAACCACCGATCGACTACGCGCGTCCGTGCTGCGTTTCGGCTTATTGACCAAAGACCAAGTCCGACAATCCCTCGCAAAGGAAGTCGACCACCACTTGGACTTCCGTGTTGACCGCCGGCACATCCAAACCACGGTCGAAGTTGAACATTACTTTCCGGTCGGAAAGTCGCTGAATCCAAAGCTTCGAAATTTTGCTTTGATTCAGTTCGAAGGATTTTTGGTCGGCGTGGTCGGCGAAGACCAAGGCGTCGAAGCGGTATTCATCGTTGATCTTGCCTTGTACCCAAGATCCGCCAGCGGTGCGGTTGCGGTTGCTGATCTTGGTGATCGTGAGGTCGAGGTCGCGTTCGGTCATTTGTTTGTATCTGTTGCTTGGTTGGTGAATCGTTTTCGCGTTAACACACATGAGCCATGCGGTTTGAACCGCATCAAGCCGGATTCAAAAGGAATTCGAATTCTTTTCTTCGGTGCATACCTGCGTGCGGAAATGCTGGGCGAGCTTCGCGGCTGTGGCCTGCACATCAGCCAACTCGTCGAAGAACCGTTTCATGGTGTTTGGGTCGGCAGCCGCGAGGATCGGCATTTCTTCGACCGCTGCGTACAGGTCGCTGATTGTTTCCAGCGCTCGTCGGTGTACGCCGAGGAACTGGGCCGAGGTCAGGCGTGGTCGGTTCGTCATGGTTGGCATCGTGTTGATCTCCTTTTGTTCGTGTTTGATATGTCGTATGCGATGACACACATGAGCCATGCGGTTCAACCGACAGCAAGCCGAAGAAGAAAAGATTCTGGAGGTTTTCCAGAATCTTCTCCCCGGCGCATCGATGTGTCGCAATCAACTATCGCGACATGTTTCCCAAGCCCGTTTGCTGCCGTAGCAGATCTGACCGCCTTCGACGATGTAGACCGTGTGGTCGTCGGCAACGTCTTGGGCGTCGTCGTCTTCATCCTCATCGTCGGACGCGTCGTTCATGTCGCGTCCGCTGGTCACGCCGCAGATGCGGTTCTCGAAGGGCCAGTTCTGCTGTGTCATAAGTCGCACTTCGGCGTCGCCTCCGAACTCTTCGCGGTAGTCGTTGAGGATTTCGATCAAGGTGTCGAGATTCATGTTTGGTTCTCCGTTTGGGTGAATGAAAATTGGTTATGTGATAACACACATGAGCCATGCGGTGCGGACAACCTCAAGCCGTCCTTGCAATGTTTTCAGCAGGTTTTTTCAGCATTTTTTGGAAGGCAAACATTCATCGATCGCGTCGGGCAACATGCTGCCGGAAAGGACGTCGATTGCTTCCTCAAACATGCGGAGCTCTGCTTCGAGGGCTCGAGCGGAATCTCCGGTCGCTATTACGAATGCGCCGGCCAGGTTGTCAGCCAGTCGCCTCAACCTCGAGACCAATTCACGGTAGTCCTCACAGAGATCCATCGCTGTGGCGCGAGGCATTTGTTTGAAGGCGGCTCTAATAGCAGTGGGTCTGGCGTTGATTCGAGACATCGGTCTGTTCTCCTATTGCGTGGTGAAAGCGGTTGGTCGCTGACCGATGACACACATGAGCCATGCGGTTCAACCGACAGCAAGCCGAGTCCGCTAGCTTTCTCCCATGTTCTTCCATGTTTCTTAGGAGGCCTTACGGGGCCCGACGTTGGCCCGTGTTGCGATGCTTTGAATGTTGGGGACTTGGTCGAAGGTTCCGACAAGAACGCTACTGCGGGCGAGTGTCGCGACCAAGCGGAAGAACGCCGCGCTTCCGTTCGCGGCGTCCGTGGCATTCCGCTGGTCTGTGGTTTAGAGGATCTTTCCAAGGCGGCTGTTCTTCATCGCGTCCAGGGCTTGGACCGCGTTGAAGTGTTCGGTGAGAAGCGGGCCGGCGCTGGGTGTTTGTTGTGCGTCGGCGACCTCGAGGGTTTCCGCGAGGGTCATCAAACCCTCGATTGCCTTGTAGTAGGCTTCGCGGATCTCTTGGGCTTGGTGGGCATCCATCGCCTTGAAGATCTGGCGAAGGGTTGCGTCGGTCGCTGCGTGTGGGTTGTTTGCGTTGGTCATGTTTGTGTCTCCGTTTCGGAAAAAGGTTTGAATCGTTTACGCGATGACACACATGAGCCATGCGGTTCGAATAACCTCAAGCCGAGCCTTCGAGGATTCCAAAAGGAATCTGAATGTTTTTCTGGATCGCGTCAGTTCGCACAAAACGCGCCGCGTCGCGTTACAGTTCGGGTTTGGCCACTATTAGTGACATACACGATTCGAGCCCAAGGTGACGTAAAATTTGCCTCACGTTGGCAAACGTGTGAAAGCCGAACTTCCGTGTTCGGCGTTTCGTTTGATTGCGGTCTAGGCCGCGCGGTCGTATTTGCGGGCGAGGTCGAGGAGTTTGGTTTTGATCGTCTTCCATTCCGGTTTGGTTTCGTCGGCAATCTCTCCGTAGACCTTGTCGCGAAGGGCACCCTTGTACCAACCCTTAGTCCATCCGAGTCGGTAGAACAATCGGTTGAGCTCCGTTTCGCCAAGGCCGGCACCAGGGCGGTCCCAGCAACTCTTTGTTCCTTCCTTCTTGATGTAATCCCATTCGCTGCAGCGTTTGGTATTGAGGGCGAGTTCTACCAAACCCAAAACCATCATCAGGTATCCGACCACCTTGGTCTTGTTGAGCGTTCCGCCGAAGGCCCGAAATTCGATTCGGTTCTTGCCGCGGGTCAGGTGGGTGAGGTTCAGCAGGTGGTAGCGATCCGATTCGCATCGGCTCTTGGCGTTGTCTTTGTTTCCGTATTGTTTGATTCGCTTGGCGTACATCATCTGTTCGCGTTTACGGGTTCCGGTCGAAGCGTAGATCGCTCGTTCGTGGTTTCCGACCAAGGAAATCAATCTTGCCAAGGCGGCTGCGTCTCCGTTCCAGCTAACCGTTATGTGCAAACCGCAACTCGAATTTACTCGGCCTCCGCGAGCGTTGATCTGGTCGATTGCGTTCTCGATCTGGCGTACGCCTTCTGCCCCTTTGAGTATCGGGCTTACAAATTCGCATCCTTTGCGAGAGGTGTTCTCGGGTCGGATACTTCCGTCGCGTTCTGCTTTCCATCCGGTTGGCAGCCAAGGTACTTGGTATCCGCTGTGGTAGGGTCCGATCGGTGTGTTGTCGGTGCTTGGGAGGGTGGTTTCGAATTCAATTCCGAAGGCGATTTCGTTTGCGTTCATCGTTCTATTCCTTTGTGGTTCGAGGTGTGTTTTGCGTCGCGTTTTCTGCGTCGCGATGACACACATGAGCCATGCGTTTCGAGGAACATCCAGCCGATTCCTGCATGTTTTTCCGGTAATTCTGCATGTTTTCAGAGAGGCCACCGGTGCCCCAACATTACGCCACCGGCGCGTCCAAACATGCTCCGCATAACGAGGCGAACATGCGGCTAAAACGCGACCGTGCGCAAACGGTGGCCCCACGTTTCGAGATGCCAAACCATGGAGGAATGCGATGAGTGACGGAAACAACCAGGTAGATCCGACGAGGCTTTCTGTAGAGCAAGCGGCGAAACTACTTTCAGCCGCGTACCGAGAACGCATCGAGCCAGAGAAGATCCGACAAGACCTACAAGACGGTGCGCCGGTGAACGTTGATGGAACGATCAACCTCGTGCACTACAGCGCATGGCAAGCAAAGGAGATGGGACGTGGCGAGTGATCCAAGGAAGCTAAAACCAAGCGAGCTATGTCGACTACTCAACTCGACGCCACTCGGCGAGGTGATCAGCGAACGCCAACTATATCGGCATCGTCAACGCGCCGGCGCACGCATTGGTGATAACAAGACGGTCGATCTCCTTCGCTATTGCGCGTGGATGCATATCGTACGACACACACCTCGCACGACAAACGGTGTCGATCCATACGATGCGATGAAGGAGCGAGCGCGTGCACGCAATGCAGCGCTTGCACTTGCCGGTCGTGATATTGGAGAATTGCCGGAGGTCGATAATCCAGATCGTAAAGATCGCGCTTCGCGTGACTTCCGGTACTTTTGCGAGACCTACTTTCCGCTCACGTTTCATCTCGCCTGGTCGCCGGACCACATCAAGGTCATCAACAAGATCGAGCAAGCGGTTGTACATGGCGGTTTATTTGCACTCGCGATGGCTCGCGGTAGCGGGAAAAGCTCGATTGCTGAAGTCGCTTGTATCTGGGCCGTTCTTTATGGGCATCGCAACTTCGTTTGTCTGATCGGCAGCGATGAAGGGCACGCATGCGATATGCTCGATTCGATCAAAACCGAACTCGACAGCAACGAACTGCTCTTAGCCGACTTCCCGGAGGTTTGTTTTCCGATTCAAGCTCTCGATGGAATCTCGAATCGCGCAAACGGTCAACTTTACAAAGGCAAACGCACGCAGATCGGATGGACCGCCAAAGAGGTCGTTCTACCAACGATCGAAAGTAGCAATGCCAGCGGAGCGATTATCAAGGTCGCCGGCCTAACCGGCCGCATCCGAGGTATGAAGTTCAAACGTCCCGATGGCAGAACAGTTCGTCCGAGTCTCGTGGTACTCGATGACCCGCAAACGGATGAGAGCGCTCGGTCACTTTCGCAGTGCGCAAATCGTGAAAGCATACTCGCCGGCGCAGTCCTTGGCTTAGCTGGTCCTGGCAAGAAGATCTCCGGTATCATGCCTTGCACGGTTATTCGTCCGGGTGATATGGCCGACAATATCCTTGATCGCAATCGCCATCCCGAATGGAATGGCGAGCGCACCAAAATGGTCTATTCGTTTCCAAAGAATGAATTGCTATGGGAACGCTATGCCGAGATCCGAGCCGAAGGGATGCGTGGCGGTGATGGTGGTGAAGCTGCCACCGAGTTCTATCGTAAGAATCAATCTGCTATGGATGATGGGGCTGTAGTCGCTTGGCAGGAGCGATTCAACTACGACGAACTCTCGGCGATTCAGCACGCGATGAATCTCAAATTGCAAGACGAAGCAGCGTTCTTCGCCGAATATCAAAACCAACCTCTGCCAGCGGAGACCGTTGTCGATGGGATGCTCAAACCAGAAGAGGTCGCCAGCAAGATCAACCGCATGGATCGTGGCTTGGTTTCGATTGGCGCGAATCATCTCACCGCTTTCATCGACGTCCAGCAGAAGCTGCTTTTCTATGTGGTCGCCGCATGGGAGGACGATTTCACGGGTTATGTGATCGACTATGGTTGTTACCCCGACCAGCAGCGTCCGTACTTCACGCTACGTGAGGCTCGGCAGACGTTGAGCTCCGAAGCGACTGGAACCGGACTCGAGGGATCGATCTACGCTGGCCTCGAATCGCTGACATCGAAACTGCTCGATCGCGAGTGGCAACGCGATGATGGTGCAGCGATGCGTATCGGTCGCTGCTTGATCGATGCCAACTGGGGGCAATCGACTGATGTTGTCTACCAGTTCTGCAGGCAGTCGAAGCACGCCGCTGTGATCATCCCCAGCCACGGTCGTTTCGTTGGCGCGTCGAGTTTGCCGTTCAGCGAGTATCGTCGCCGGCCAGGTGATCGCGTAGGACTCAACTGGCGTATCCCCAACGTCCATGGCAAACGAGCCATACGACATGTGGTCTACGATACCAACTGGTGGAAGTCGTTTATCAACACTCGGCTTCGTGTTTCGATGGGTGATCGTGGTTGCCTCTCGCTCTTTGGTACGAACGCCGAAACGCATCGCATGCTCGGCGAGCACCTAACTTCCGAGTACTTCATCAAAACCGAGGCCCGCGGCCGGAGCGTTGATGAGTGGAAGCAGCGCCCGGAGCAGCCCGACAACCACTGGTTCGACTGTTTGGTTGGTTCTGCAGTCGCGGCATCCATGCAAGGAGTGATTCTTCCAGGCATCGAAGGTAAAGCTGAAGTCCGTAAGGAACGAATGAGCTTTACTGAAATGCAAAAGCGACGCCGGAGCAAATAGTTCTAGGGGATTGAATCAAAAAAATCTTCTCGTTCGTCCGTCAATCTACATGTGAACCGGGTATTCCTACAGATAGAAGTCCACGTCTTCATTCTTAGGTAGGCCGATAGCATGTCAGATAACTTGAAAGAGACGATTCGCGAGAGTGCGAAAGCACCCGCTAAGGCATCGGGAGATGCCGGAAGCGTCGAGCAGCATAAGCTCACCGAGCAAATCGCTGCAGACAAATATCTAGCATCCAAGGCGGCCGCCTCTAAGCCGAAGCGTGGCCTTCGATTTAACAAGCTCGTGCCACCAGGTGCCGACTAATCGTTCGCGCCTGATTGAGCTTGTTTCTATAGGCAGGGGTGTCGGGTTTAACAGAAGGGATTGATTCACGGATGTTTAAGTTGTTGTCAGGGATTCTGAGCAGGAACGGCGATCGTAAAGATCGGTCGCTCGTCCGTGGACGCTCGGCCCGACACCCCTGGTCGTTGGTGAGAATGCTTGGACGCTACGACGCTGCGACCACCACGATCGACAACGTTCGCCACTGGGCGGCCGCCGACGGACTATCGGCCAGCGCGGCCAACAGCCCTGAAGTACGCCGCACGCTACGCAACCGTTCGCGGTACGAGATCGCCAACAACTCGTATGCCCGAGGTATCTCGCTGACTCTGGCAAACGACTGTGTGGGTACTGGACCTCGATTGCAGATGCTGACTGCGGATGCATTCGCAAACCACTTTGTTGAGCAGGAGTTCTTTGCTTGGGCTGATACCGTTGGTTTGGCTGAGAAACTACGCACGATGCGGCTCGCTCGCGTCTCAGATGGTGAATCCTTTGGTTTGCTAACTAGTAACCCAAGAATCGATTCGCCAGTTCAACTTGATCTAAAGCTGGTCGAAGCCGAACAGGTTACTTCGCCACTCTTGGCACTGGATGGTTATCGCTATCTCGATGGCATTCGCTTCGATGAGCATGGCAACGCGATCTCTTATGATGTCCTCCGAGAACATCCAGGGGACGACGCTTTCTCGTTGACCGAGAACTATGACACCATCGACGCCAATTCTATTCTTCACTATTTCCGAAGCGATCGGCCAGGGCAAATCCGTGGCATTCCCGATATAACGCCAGCCCTGCCACTGTTTGCACAATTGCGACGATTCACGCTGGCAGTATTAGCGGCTGCCGAAACAGCGGCTGATTTCGCAGGGATTCTCTATACCGACGCGCCGGCCGGTGGCGAAGCCGACGCCGCTGAACCTTTCGAACCGATCGAACTGGAGAAGCGATCTCTGCTAACGATGCCAGGCGGATGGAAGATGGCTCAGATGCACGCTGAGCAACCAGCCACGACATACGCCGAGTTCAAGCGTGAGATTCTCAACGAAATCGCACGTTGTTTGAACATGCCGTTCAATGTCGCTGCTGGTAATTCGTCGGGTTACAACTACGCCTCCGGGCGACTCGATCACCAAACCTACTTCAAGTCGATCCGTGTCGAGCAGTCCCAAATGGCTCGCACCGTTCTGGATCGCATTCTGTACGCGTGGCTGCGCGAAGCGATTCTCATCGAAGGCTATCTGCCTAACTCGCTTCGCACTCTCGACTCGTCGTTCGAGCATCAATGGTTTTGGGACGGACATGAGCATGTCGACCCAGCCAAAGAAGCCAATGCCCAGAAACTCCGCCTCGCCAATCATACGACAACTCTGGCCCATGAATACGCGAGGCAGGGGCGTGATTGGGAGGCGGAACTTAAACAACGCGCGAAAGAGATCTCGCTCATGCGTGAGCTGGGACTCTCGGCCGATTCAACTTCACTTTCTCCAGGAGATGTAACGGATGACGAAGACATTGCAGTCGAACAAGCAGAGTGAGGTGGATGCCGAATCGGTACCAAGCTCGCTGCGAATCGTTTGTGACGATTCCAGTTCGATCAATTTACATGCCGCCGAGGCTGCCGAAGAAGGCAAGCCGGCGCTGCGAAAGTTCTCGATGGTTGCGTACACCGGTGGCGCGATGCGTCTTGGTGGCTGGCCTTACCCTGTCGTTGTGGACCTAGCAGGCATGCGAGTGACTCGTAAGTCGCGCCCAATCCTCAAGGACCACGATCGCGCCAGTATCGTTGGTCACACCGATGACATCATGGTCGGCGATTCGAGACTGGAAGTCGCCGGCGTAATCTCGGGTGTAGGCAACACCGCTCAAGAAGTCATCGCCACCAGTGAGAACGGTTTCCCTTGGCAAGCATCGCTCGGAGCGAACGCCGACAAGGTTGTCTTCATTCCTGAAGGAAAGACTGCGACCGCCAACAGTCGCGAGTTCAAGGGTCCAGTCTACATCGCTCGCAAGTCAACGCTCGGCGAAGTCTCTTTCGTGGCCCTTGGTGCCGACGATGACACCGAGGCTCGGATTGCAGCTGGCCAGTCTGGCGATGACGAGGAGCTCGATAGCGAACAGCCGGATGACGTCACCACCGAGTCCGATGATTCGGAGCTCGACCCGGTGAACGCAAGCCTGGATATGGGCAGCAAGCCCAAGCGTCCTGTCACTAGTGGAGTCGTTTCCAAGATGCGCATCGAAGCCGCTGCTGAATCCAAACGTATCGCCGGCATTCGCAAAGTGTGTGCTGGCAAGCATCCAGAGATCGAAGCTCGTGCCATTGAAGAAGGCTGGAGCGTTACCAAAACGGAGTTGGCAGTGCTGCGAATCGAACGACCCAAGGCTCCTGATCAACAGGCAAGCCAACCGATGTACCGACGCGAAGTCCTCGAGGCAGCTTGCTGCTTATCGGTAGGACTCGACGAAACCAAGTTGCTCAAGGCTTATGGCGAGCGCACGCTCAACTCTGCCGATCCACTTCGTCACATCGGCTTGCGTGAGCTCGTCGCCGAGTGCGCACGGCTCGAAGGCTTCGATGTTCCTCGCGTCTTCGGCGATGGAACGGCAACGATTCGCGCCGGCTTCTCGACGATGTCACTTCCAGGCATCCTCGAGAACGTCATGAACAAGACGCTTCTGTCTGCCTATGAGTCGACACCGATCGCAGCGTTTGATTTGTGCAGCATTGGAACTGTGAGCGACTTCAAGGAAATCGCTCGCTATCGATTGCTTGGTACCGGCGGGTTTGAAAAAGTCGCGCCGGATGGTGAGCTCAAGCATGGCAAGCTTTCCGACCAAAAGTACAGCAACAAGGCTGATACTTATGGCCAGATCCTTGCGTTGACGCGCCACGACATCATCAACGATGACCTCAACGCATTCATGGACATACCGCGTCAAATGGGTCGCAGCGGAGCCGAGTCGATCGACGACCTGTTCTTTACGTTGCTCCTCAAGAACACCGGGTTCTTCTCCTCGGCTAACGCCAACTTGCTCACGGGTCCAGACACAAAGTTCGGTCCCGAATCACTCACCGTTGCCAAGACAACCTTCCGCAAACAGAAGGCTGGACCGAGCAACAAAGCCAAGGACCAAAAGCCGATTAACATTCGGCCCGAATTCCTGGTTGTTCCTGTCGAGATTGAAACCGACGCCGAACTGCTGATGGGCTCTGCGCAATTGATGATCGATGCGCAAGGAACGCCGACCAAGATCCCGGTCGACAACCCTCACCGCAACAAGTACCGCGTCATTTCAACGCCGCACTTGTCGGACAGCTACTACCAGGGAGCCAGCGGCTCGGCTTGGTATCTGTTCGCTAATCCGAATGTGCTGCCGGCGTTTGAGATTGTGTTCCTCAATGGTCGACGCACGCCGGTCATCGAACGCGTTGAAATGCCTGCCAACACACTTGGCATGGGCTTCCGTTCTTACATCGACTTCGGTGTGAACTCGCAAGACCCACGCGCTGCTGTGAAGGTCACCGGCGAGTGATCTCCTTAGATGGGTCGGATCTGTCGGATTCGACCCATCCGTCCTAACAAACTCAAGACTCAAGACTCAGGACTCCAGACTGATATGCAAGCTCAATTTGTTCATGACGGTAAGGCCGTCGATTTCACTCCCACCGTTGATGTCGCGGTTGGATCAATCGTGATCCAAGGCGACTTGGTGGGGATTACCAAACGCGACATCAAGGCCGGCTCGCTCGGCTCGATCGCTGTGGAAGGTGTCTTTGACATTCCCAAAGACCCCGCTCTGGCAATCGAGTTCGAAGCGGGCACCAAGGTCTACGTCGATGAAGACGGGGCTGTGGTCGCTGACGATGTTGGCACCAAGTATCTGGGCAAAGTCGTCACCGACGCTGCCGCCACTGATTCCTTTGTCCGCGTTCGCCTGAGCCAGTGATGAGACACCGTGAGCAACAACGCACAAATCATAAACATTGGAGCGATCCACGTTGCTGACGGCACGACCGTCGACTTCGTACCTGAGGTTGATGTGCCTGCAGGTTCGATCGTCGTCGTGGGAAAGCTTGTGGGCATCGCCAAGTTTGGGATTGGTGCGGGCTCACGAGGCAGCATCACGGTTCGCGGCGTCTTTGACGTCGTAAAGGACCCAACCACCAATATTCCCGCTGGGACGATCCTTTACTGGTCGCAGATCAGTTGGCATGTGGTCAAGAACGCTTACTCCCATTCGATGATCGGCAAAGCCATAGAGGCCGCGCCGCCAGGCACACTCACAGTCCGCTTACGTTTGAGTCAATAGATGATGGCATCAATCGCAAAAGTAACAATCGATCGAGCTCGCGCAACGCAGTCCTTGCGGATGGCCAATGGTCTAGTCAGCCAATGGCTCTCGGTGGGCGAGTTCCGAAGTTGCTTTTGCGTGGCAAGCCAGTCAGTTCCATCGGCATGGATCA